GACCAGGCCACCTTCACCGAGGGCCTGTTCCTACAGCACCGCAGGGACGACTAGGCCACCTACGATTGGTCCATAGCTAAGCGCATCGTGCGCCCCGATCGCCGCACCATGGCCGGGGGGTCGTTCGCTGGTCACCTGCTCTTCCGCGCCTTCGTGTCCACTTACGGCATTAAGCCGGTCGCCTTCAATGTCAGCCACTGGGAGGCAGCGCTCGAGGAGGACCAGTCTCGCATGCTCGATAAGGGTCACCGCCGGCTCGCCGGAAAGGCCAGCTTCGCTGATCCCACCCTTGACCAGCAGCGCGTCCACCTCTTCCTCAAGGCGCAGGCCGTCACCAAACCCGGGTGCGTTGACCGCGATGCTAAGGCCGGGCAGATCGTCTTGGAGCTCTCCACCCACGCCGCCAAGCGCTTTGGCCCACTGGCCAAGTACATGACTCACCGTCTCAAACAGCAGCTGCCCCGGAATGTCTTCTTCCTCGATGGTAAATCCGACGCCGACATGGCCGCCCACGTCACCGAGTTCTGCGACTTCTCCATCGGTTTCACCGCCACGGACTACGTCGCTTTTGACAGCACCCAAGGCCCGGAGTTCCTATCCTTCGACATCGCCCTCATGCGACACTTCGGAGTGCCGGAGCCTGAGATCAGCGACTACGTCCACTTCTTCACCCACCTTAACACCTACATGGGCAAGCTTGGCTTCATGCTCTGCACGGGTGAGAAGGGGACCTTCTTCAAGAACTCTACCCGCAACATGGCCTACACCGCTCTCAAGTACAAGATGCCCCGCAGCCCCTCTTCCTCCGCGGTCGCCATGTACTTCGCAGGTGATGACTTCGCCATCAACGCCCACCTTCAACTCAATGGCTCGTGGCAGCACCACAAGCCCCTGTTCCGCCTAGAGTGCAAGGAGGAGACTAGTGACACCTACCCTGTCTTCTGCGGCCGCATCCTGACCCACTTCGGCGTCTTCCGTTGCCCCAGCATCCTCCTGCCCCGCATCATGTTCAAGATCGCCAAGGCCGAGCTGAACGATGCAGCCGACTGCTACGCCGCCGATGCGTCTGCCCTCCAGGAGATTGTTGAACTCGTCTACCCCGCGCTCGGTGAGGAGCTGGTGGAGGACCACAACAACTCCATGAGCATCCTCCGCACCCACCGTATCACCACGATGGGTTCCCTGACTGGCACAGCGAGTGACCCATTCACAGGTGACCGTCATTACAACTTGCTCGGCGGTCGCGAGCCTCGCAACTCGCACTTCAATACTGCAACTCGCGACTCCCTCTCCCCTTTCCCGCTCCCGCCCCCACCTCTGCTCACCATGGGTTACTACCTTAACGCGCGCCCCCAGACCATCACGGCGCTGCAGGGCCGTCGATTCATCCGCCCGCCCACGCTCACATCGGTCCTCGCCGGGCTTCGCCGTGTCGAGTTCTCCGTCGTCGAATCCCGCCGTGATGGCCGCCGCGAGCTAGCCCGTCTCGACGCCGAGGGTCGCAGCGGCTCTGACCTCTTCGCCATGACCGTTCGATTCCCCCCCG